AATATTGCGGATCAATTAATTGACTTAGGACAATCAGAAGATGAACTATTAGCTGAATATGATTTAGTGGATGAGAGCGAGGTTGATTATGAGTTAAACGATGAACTGGACGAAGTTATTACAGACTTAAACACAGAGCCTGAACAATCTGCATTATCTAAAATATGGAATTTTGTAAGTACTGGAACGGCTAAACCAAACGCAAAAAGCACGCAAGATGGCAAATCTAAACAAGATAGTCAAAAAGGTGTTGAGTTTTTAGTTCGTTATTCTTATGCACCAGAAAAAGCGGGAGCAAATAGCCGAAAGTTTTGCTCTAAAATGATAGGAGCTAAAAAGGTTTATCGTAAAGAAGACATCGTAGCAATGGGAAACAAGGCGGTTAATCCTGGGTTTGGTAAAGGTGGTTCAAATTCCTATTCCATTTGGCTCTGGAAAGGCGGTGCTCGCTGCAATCATAAGTGGTTTAGGAAAACATACCAAATTAAAAACGGTAAAAAAAGCCAAATAACAAGCGGTCAAGCAAAAAGTAAAGGTTTTAAAATGCCTAAGAACGCTCAAAAAGTACCCGTAGCACCAAAGGATATGAAGTATAAAGGTTATACCGCTGAATATTGGAACAAAATGAAATTTAAAAACTAATGGCAACAGCACTATTTATATCACGAACTGACTTAGTAAGAAATTCTATCTTAGATGGGAATGTAGATACTGATAAATTTATTCAGTTTATAAAACTAGGTCAAGAAATTGACATACAAAATCTACTAGGAACGGATTTATATAACCGAATAAGCACCGATATTGAAAACAGTACTTTAACAGGCGATTATTTAGCACTTGTAAACAACTATATTCAATCAACCCTTATATGGTTTGCTCAAGTTAATTATATTCCATTTGCAGCGTATCAAATTAAGAATGGGGGAGTGTTTAAACATTCAAGCGAAACCGCTGAAAACGTCTCGAAAGATGAAGTTGATTATTTAGTTGCAAAAGCTAGGGAGTTCGCTCGTTACTATTCAACAAGGTTAGTTGATTATCTTTGCGAGAACAATTCTAAATTTCCAGAATACACAAGTAACTCTGGATCAGATATTAGCCCAGATTCTGACACGATTTATAACAGTTGGGTTTTATGAAGTACAAAGTAAAAGAAGTGAACGTTAAGCGTTTAAAAAAATACATAGGGCTGAAAGCAAGCGAAGAAGATGCGAAAAGGTTTTATGATGAAATGAAGCTTAAATACAAGAAGGAATGATTTCAAAAATAATATCAGCAGCCAGTTCGGAAGCCGTAAAAAGAGGTCACACAAGCCAAAAGCTTAGTGTTCATTGGAGGCACTATATTAGTGGGACTGGTTTTTACACTCTTTTTAGTACAGGGGCAACAAGCACCTTTCCTTATGCTTATGGCGGTATTGCAGTTCCTTACAATGGTTATTTTAGTAGGTTTATGATGGCTTCAATGCCTTATTCAACTAGACAAAATCCAAGTGGGTATTTAGCACAATTACAAGTTTATGTAAATGGAGTTTTAAAATCAACTAAATTTGAACCTTATTCCACAAATGTAAGGGAATCAGTAATATTTAATTTTGGTCAAGAAGTGCCTATTAATATAGGCGAAACTGTTACATTAAGGTTTCAGGCAAATGGTCAATGGTGGTACTGTGCTAGTACCTCAATAATAACAGAAAGATAAAATTATGATAGATCCTAAATTTGTAATGATTCCCGCCGCATATAAAAAGTTTGGATATCCACAAGCTCAAAAAGTTTATTCAATACTTCCTTCAGCTTCTCCAAACGCTGATTTTTCAGCAGGAAGGAACTCATCTACAACCGCTTATGTAACGCCAGAAGATGGGATATTAGAACCAACAACAGATATGAGGTTAGATTGGCAAGATAGAAAAACTTGTCCTGTTTTGTGGTTAGAACGCACCGCAACTAACAGACTTTTATATAGTGATAACATATCTAGTGGATTACCTTCTACTTGGCAAATAACAGGGGTGTCTACAAATTCTCCAGTGCAAGACCCTACAAATCAAAACAAGGGGATTCGTATTGTAAATAACAACACAGTAACAACTGGGGATTTCGGGCTTAAACAACAATTCTGGGGGAGTTATGGATACAACGTAGCTTATGCGACTGTTTCTGTTTACGTTAAAAGAAACGAAGGTAGGGGGTCTCGGTATGATAAACTTTACATAAGGTTAAAAGATCCGTATAATAGATTAACAATGGAATTTAATTATAATACTGAACTATTAACAATTGAGGATGCAAGCGGTTGGACGCCAGAACGAACTCGTGTTATAAAAGCGGATAATGGGTGGTATAGATTAGAATTAACTGTTTTAACATCGGGATTAAATGTTTGTACTTTTGAAATACAACCTTTGCAAACCGTTGGCAGTATAATACAGGTCGCTCTTCCTATGGCTGAAATAATTCCTTATAATGGTTATTTAAGTCCACAAGCTTTATCACATAGTTACATAGCTACAAGCGGCTCGGCAGTAACACAAGGTTATGAATTTTGTTATGATGCAGAAAACCCTATTTTTGAAGGGAATCCTTCTGGAAGTCTTTTTATCGATCTTCAGGAAGTTGAATTTAACGATGTAGTGAACAATGGAATTATTTCGATTTCAACCGATGATAACGAAGATGCGGTACAAATACAATTTAGCTCACTATACCAATTAACACAAATTATGACAATAAGGGGTGTTGTCATAGCGAATGGAAATAATGTTGCACAAATAGATTCAACTGGTTATGACAGGTTAGACCCTGTTAAAATAGCAGCAACTTGGGATATTGATTTTTTTAAATTATATATAAATGGAGTTTTGATTCAAACTATTTCAGACCTCGGAGAAGTACCATTACAAACCGATAGGGTAAGCTTTTCTGATGGGGATCAATCCTCTAATTTTTTTGGCAAAGTAAATGGTATTCAATATTTTGATGAAGTTATATCTGAATCAGATGCAATCCAATTAACAACAATATAATGAAAGTAGGAAAATACGAATTTAAAAGTAAAGAACAGGCTTTTTCAAAAATTGAAGGATTGCCACATAAGACTGATTTTGAAGGAAATACATACCCATCATATAAACACATTATTACACATTTAGGAAGTGTTATTATTGAAGATGCTGAATTTAAAAACGGAGTTATGACAAAAGAGCCTATTTATGGGGCTTATCGTTTAGACGTTCTTTGGGTTGGTATTGAGGAAAATCCATACGGTTGGAAAACCTATGAGATTGATTTAGATAATGAAGGCTTACATACTTTTGGGCTTTCGTACTTAGAAAACAAAATATAATGACCGTACAAGATTTGAAAATAGGAATTTTAAATGCTATCACTTTTGGTGTTAGTTTCACACATATAGAAAACAGTTTAAAAATTATACTTTTATTGCTATCAATAGGGTATACGGCACAGAAGATATATGAAACCCATAAAAACAATGACTAAAAACTTTAAAAAAAGTGAGTTTGATTGCAAGTGTGGGTGCGATATGCCTGATGATGTTTTAGCTAATATCACTAAATTAGCAAGTCAATTGCAGTATATTAGAGATAACGTAGCGTTACCTATAACGATTAATAGTGGTTATAGGTGTGAGGCTCATAATAAATCGGTTGGTGGTTCTGAAAATTCTCAGCACTTATTAGGAAAAGCGGCTGATATCGTTATTAATGGACTTGATCCTGTTTTAGATACTTACGACTATTTAGATGATCTTATGCGAACTGGCGAGATATTACAAGGCGGTTTAGGAATGTACCAAACATTCACGCATTACGATATAAGAAAAATTAAAGCACGTTGGAACTATGCCTGATTATAAAGATAAAAATGGAACTACAAGAGTAGGCGACGCTTTACGTTGGTTGTTAAAACAAGGGAAAGAAGTAGCACCAGAAATTTTAAAAATAGCTTCTAATATTACAGGGATTGAAGCCTTAGAATTACTAGCTAATAAAATTAATGCCGATACAGTTTTAAGTGAAACAGATAAAAAACTTTTATTAGAGGAATTAAACTTTGATAAAATTGAAATGCAAGAAACGACTAAACGTTGGGTATCGGATAATAATACAGATAGCTATTTAACACGCAATATAAGACCTTTAACGCTCGCTTTTTTAACCGTTACACTATTTGTTTACATCATTCTTGATAGTTCATTAGAGGGCTTTAAAATATCTTCTGATTGGATTGACTTACTTAGTTCTTTATTACTTTTAGTTTATGGTGGTTATTTTGGAATGCGTTCTGCTGAAAAAATTACTAAGCATTGGAAAAATAAATAGCTTTTTTCTTTTTTATTTAAAATAAAAGATATAACTTTGAATTTTTTGTTAAGCTGATTAATTAGCCTAACGTTTTTGTTGCCCTTAAAGGCAAAAAAAAACATATATATAAATAAATAGATAAATATACTACTAAATAAATAGATAAGATATCTGGGAACTATTCAAAAATGGCAAAAAAAACAACTCGTAAAAAGTTAGTAGATAAATTAGATAAAGTTTTTAGTGTATATATAAGACGTAGAAAATCTATTGATGATATTTCGGAGTGTTTCACTTGTGGCAAACAAGATCACTGGAAGAAATTACAAAACGGTCACTTTCAAAGCCGTAAACATTATTCAACAAGGTGGCACGAATTAAATTGTCAGGTTCAGTGTGCGGGATGCAATGTTTTTAGATATGGAGAGCAGTTTAAATTTGCTCGTAATTTAGACAAAAATTATTATGATGGTTTAGCTGATGAATTACATATTGAAGCCAATAAGACCGTTAAACTAGATAATACTGATTTAGAAATGTTAATAGATAAATACGAATTGTTAATTAAAGAACTAGATAATTAACTTATATTTGTAAGGTATTGTTTTTGTTTTTAATAGGTTGTCATAACCAAATTAAACCACTCTGTAAAAGGGTGGTTTTTTTTGTTTAAAACTAAAGTTTTTTGTTAATAGTTTTTTTTATTAAATTATTTGTTTTATATTTGCATATAACATTTAAAACAATACATTATGAATTTATTACAAAGATTAAAACCAGAGTACAAAACAAGATTAGATTTAATAAATTTTAAATTCCCTGCATTAGTTGGGTTTATAACTGATAGCTTAGAAGAATATTCTTATGTCAAAGATTTACCCTATGGAGTTGTTAGTGATTTAAGGTTTTTATTAGAAACAACAGAAAGCCCATACGAATTATTTAACGAGCTTTAATATGACATATTCAGAAGATGTAAACAGGGCAGCCTCGAACGAAACAATAGACTTTTTAAATGCCCGTATAGATGCATTAGAAAAAAGAGTTGAATTTTTAGAAGCACTAAACGAAATTAAAAACAAATAATTATGAACAAAGAAAAATTAACAGAGTTATACAAAGAGTATGATCTAACTAAAGACGATGTTTTTAAACATCAGCACTATTTAATTATCACTAGAAGCGGAATTGATAAAATTCAAGCCGTTGCAAAAATTCAAATAAATTACGAAGTAGTAAGGTGCGAACCAAATTTTGCAGTATTTAAAGCCGTAGCAAATAAAGGTTCTGCAATGATTGAAACTTTTGGAAGTGCATTAAAAGGCGATAATTATAAAGATAGCTCAACAAATAGCTGGTATGTCGCAGAAATGGCAGAGAAGCGAGCAATGAGCCGAGCCGTTTTAAAATTAACAGGCTTTTACGAGCAAGGAGTGTTTGGAGAAGATGAATCAGAATCATTTAAAAAATAATCATTAACAATTAAATTTAATTAAATTATGGGTGCAATTATCAACTATTCACTAAGAGTGGACAAATTACCAAAGGAAAAATTTATCGCAGGGAAAGACGGTGCGGTTTATGTAAACCTTACAATGTCAGTAAATGATGAAACACGTTATGGAAATAACGCATCAATTATGATTAGCCAAACACAAGAAGAACGAGAGGCTAAGAAACCAAGAACTTACATCGGAAATGGTCAAGTAGTTTGGACTGATGGAAACATCGTAAAGGCTGAACGTGAAGAAGTCAAAGAAGTGGTGCAAGAAGCTGAAACAAGCGATTTACCATTTTAACTAAATAGGGCGGTGTAATAACCGCCTTTTTTATTACCTTACATTAACAATACAAAAATAATGGAAAAAATAACAGAAGAACAAACGACGCATAATATGTTGATGGAGTTGATAGCAGAAGAATGCACTATTGACACATCGGTAGTTTTAGATTACCCTCCAACGGCTATAAGTTTAGGAGAAAAAACAATACAAGCGAAAGGAGGAAATATTACAATGCCAATACCAATCGGAACTTATGGAAATTTCAGTTTTGTGCAAGCCCCCCCCAAATCAAAAAAAACCTTCTTTGTTAGTTTATTAGCATCGGTTTATTTAAGTGGCGGAAATAACTTTGGCGGTAAAATTAAAGGTCATCGTGAAGGGCGGTGTTTAATGCACTTTGATACGGAACAGGGTTCTTGGCACGCTCAACGTGTTTTTAGAAGGGTTCAGGATATGGCAAACACTAAAGATGTGGGTTGTTATCACACGTACGCCCTTAGGACTATTGGATATAAAGAACGATTACAATTTATAGAACATTGTTTAGAACAAAACAAAGGTAAAAACGGCTTAGTCATAATTGATGGAATTGCTGATCTGGTTAGTGACGTCAATAACCTTGAAGAATCGAATCTATGTGTTCAAAAAATAATGCAACTATCTTCAAAATACGATTGTCATATAGTGACTGTAATTCATAGTAATTTCGGGAGCGATAAACCAACTGGACACTTGGGTAGCTTCTTAGA